TCTCTGAGGCTATTGATGAGGTTGGAAACATAGGTGGTATTATAGCTGAGGAATTTAGTGAGGTGAGTATCACAACTGCAACAGCAACTGCTGAAGCTTATCTAGCAGCTACAGATGCGGCTATATTAGCACAATCACAAGCATCAAGATTAGTAGCTCAATATGAAAGGCAATCAGAATTACAACGTCAATTAAGGGATGACACAAGTTTAAGTGTTGATGAAAGGATCAAAGCAAATGATGAGTTAGGTGCTATATTAGATAAGCAAGAACAAGCGATGCTTAGACAAGCTGATGCGATTATAGCGGGCGCGAATGCGGAACTATTAAAGAATGATAGTATTGAGAACCAAGCCGCACTAGTGGATGCGTTGGCGCAGAAGGAACAGATTGTATCTGACATCACTGGTAAACGTTCTGAACAGTTAGTGAATGAAGTTGGTTTATTAAAAGAGAAACGAGATTTAGAAGTTGCTATTACTGATGGAGTTATTGAACGAGGTAGAATACAACGTGAGTTTGATGCTGAGCAAGAAGTTGATCCTTTAATTAAATTAGAGAAACAAAGAGAAGCTTTAATCTTAGAGAACACACTTATATTTGAAGACTTAGAAGCTAAGCGATTATTATATGCCGCTGGCACAGCTGAACGACTAGCTGCTGAAGAAGACTACAAGAACAAATCACAAGACATAAGTAATAGATTAACAAAAAACAAACAAGACGAATTAGATCAACGTGAGGCTGATGAAAAAGCTTACCAAGAATCTATTGAGAATTTACAAATGGTTGGAGTTGATGCTGCAGGCACGGCATTTAATCTACTAGGACAATTTGCTGAAGACAATAAAGCATTGCAGATAGCATCTATATTAGGTGAGGCAGGAGCAAATGCAGCTAAGATTATAATGAGTACAAACGTAGCTAACATAGGAGCATTAGCAACACCACAAGCAATAGCATCATCAGGAGCAGCAGCAGTTCCGGTAATAGCAGCTAATACTATTCAAATGGGTATAGGACTAGCTAACACTGCTGCTGCAGCTATTCAAGGTATAACTGCATTAGGAGGAAGTGGTTCTCCCGATACAAGTGGTGAAGCTGCAGGTGGTGGTGCTACAGAAGCCCCTAGTTTTAATCTAGTTGAAGGATCAGAAGGTAATCAGATTCAGAATAGTATACAAAATGCAGGAGATGTGCCAGTAAGAGCTTATGTAGTTGCACAAGATGTGACATCTCAACAGTCTTTAGATAGACAGATTGAAAGCAATAGTGGTATTTAATGACATATTGTCAAAAAACGTGACAAAAAAAATAACAAAAATATAAATTTAACGTCTTAATTATATGAAAACATTCGAAGGAAAGTTTAAGAAAAATTCAAAAGGTGTGTTTGCTATTAGCTTAGTAAATGAACCGGCTACCGAAGAAACGTTTATAGCAATGTCTAAGGACGAAGTAGCTGTTAAATTAGCTAAAATAAACGAAGAACAACGAATATTAATGGGGTTAGTACTACAACCTAATCAAATGATATATCGTAATGATGGAGAAAATGAATATCAAATGTTCTTTTCTGCTGATACAATAAAAGAATACTCACATAATTTCTTTAAAAGTGGGTTTCAACTTAATTCTAAATTAGAGCACGACACCACGATTGAAGGAGTAACCTTCGTCGAGTCTTGGTTAGTAGCTGATCCTAAGATTGATAAATCTGCAACGTTCGGTATGGAGTACCCTGTTGGATCCTGGATGGTATCTATGAAAGTAGATAACGATGATATCTGGAATAACTATATAAAGACAGGAGAATTACAAGGATTCTCTATAGACGCAATGGTTGAGTTGGAAGAAGTAAAAGAGTTTAATTTTAAAACCAATATAGATATGAGTGAAAACAAAAGTATCTTAACTAAACTTAAAGAACTTGTTTTGTCTGTTGAGGCAGTTGAGACGGTTGTTGAAGAAGTAGTTGAGGTAACAATGGGAAGTGCTAAGTCAGGAGATTTAGATATTCAATTTGAAGGAGAAACCTTAGAAGAAGGTAGCTCTGTATTCTTGATGTCTGATGACGAGAAAGTAGCGCTAGCGGACGGAGAGTATACTATCGATGAATCTGAAGATGTAATTTCAGTAAAAGATGGTGTAGTCGAATCAATCGCGCCTAAACAAGAAGAAGAAACTCCTGCTGAAGAAGAAGTAGTAGTTGAAGAGAAAGAATTAGCTGATGAGCCTACTGAAGAAGAAGCTCCTGCTGAAGAAGTACCTGCTGAATCTGTTTCAATGGATCAAGTAGCTGAAATGATCGACGCTCTTAGAGCTGAATTAGAAGGTAAACTTTCTGAAGTTATCGGAATGAATGCTGAACTAAAGAAAGAAGTTGTAACGTTATCTGCTCAGCCTGTGGCTAAAGCAATCGTAACTGCACCAACTCAATTAAGTTCTCACGGGAGAATCTTAGACAGAATAAAAAGAAATAAATAAAAATTAATTAATTAAAAAAAAGTAAAATTATGGCTATAACTAGCAATTACGCAGGACAAAAAGCAACTGAAATTATGTTGCAAGCGATTAAAGAAGAAGATACTCTTAGATTAGGGTTGATCAATGTTGTACCTAACGTAGGTTACAAATTAAACTTAAGAAACTTAGACGTAACTTTAGGTGTTGTAGATTACACTTGTGGTACTACTCCAGCTACTGATGCTGTAAACTATTCTGAAAAAGTATTAGAATTAGTTAAGTTTAAAAATGAATTCGAAATTTGTAAAGAAGATTTCAGACCAACTTGGTCAGGTGAAGAAATGGGAGCATCTGCTTGGAACGATCAGACTGCTACTGAATTAGCTGATTCTATCGTTGCTGATACTGCTGGTAAATTAGCTGTATGGTTCGAGAATCAAATCTGGAATGGAGCTGGTACTTCAGGTCAAATGGAAGGATTAATTACTCAATTTGGTAATGATGGTGATGTAATCAAAGCTAACAATGGTATTACTGCAATCGGTGCTGCTATTGATAAGTCTAACGTAGAAGATGCATTTGATGCTGCTACTGCTGCAATGCCTTATTCATTACGTCGTAAAGATGTAAACTTTATAGTGTCTCCAGATGTTGCTGATGCTTATTCTAAAATGTTAATTTCTAACGGAGCTGCTAACGGTTTAGGTGGAGATGCTAACACAGGTATGGTTTACGGACGTTATACAATTCAAACTGTAAATGGTCTTCCTGATAACACTATAGTTATCTTTGAAAAATCAAACATTACATTTGGAACTGGTTTAGCTAACGATGCTGATTCTATCCGTGTTAAGGATATGGATGAGGTTGATTTGAGTGGAAACGTACTTTACAAGTCTGTATTCGGTGGAGCTGTAGGATATTCTTACGGGAATGAAATCGTGTGGTTGTTAAGCACACAAGCTTAATATCAAACAATTAAATAGGGAGTGTAAAAGCTCCCTTATAGTATTAACTTTTAAATAACAAAAAATATGCCTTGCTTAATCACAAGCTCACGTGCTAAAGCGTGTAAGGATGGTCTTGGTGGCCAATCTACCTTATTCCTTTACAATAGCTTAGAAGATGCTTTTACTGTTTTAAACGGTGAAGCTACTGCAATGAATGCTGCGTTAACTGCTGCTTTCTCTTATCCTTTAGAAGGAGATGGTAACACGTTAGAGCAATCAATCGTTGGAGACAGAAATACAGGTACGCGAGTTAACACACAAACGTTAACAGTAGTGCTAAAACAAATGGATGCAGCTACAAACGCTGAATTCAATTTACTTGTTGCAGGATATCCACAAGCAGTAGTAGTAGACAGAAATGGTAACTACATTGCTTTAGGTCTTGATGACGGAATTGATTTTACTGTTGTTGCCTCTACAGGTGGTGCTAAAACTGATATGAATGGGTACACTTTAACAGGTGTTTCAACTACTTCAGAACTTGCTCCTCATTTAGATTCAGCTACTATAACTGCTTTCGAAGCTGTAGTAACTGTATAAAGATTCACTCTCTTTAATTAATTAAACCTCTTGCTTAACTGTAAGGGGTTTTTTTGTAATAACAAAATAGCAGTGTTCAACGTCTTAATTATATAAGAAATAAACAAAAAATGATAATTAATCCTAATAATACAACACATACAATATCTGTGATACCTAGATTCTATGTAGACACAGTTACTCAAGAGATTCAAGATTTCGTAGATAGAGTTTCTGCAGATTCAGGAATTGTAGAAGATGATGGTTGTATAAAAGAGTCTATTCAAGAGGATTTCTTATCGGTAATCGTAACAGATAGCTTTAAAAACGAATCTACTTCATTAGAAAACACTTTTGAAATTGAAAACGGAATGCTAGTAGTTACATTTGATTACATATTTACAGATGAGAGTAGTTATAATATAGCTATTAACTACGTAAATACATCAGAAGTTATATATAGAGGATTAATATTAGCTACTACACAAGATACGCAAGATTACAGTTTAACGCAATCAGAATATAATTGGAAATAATATGAGTGAAATTAAATTAATAAACCTAGCGAGTTACGTGCGGCCAGAAGTGGTTGAAGATCGTAGCAATGATTGGGTTTTAAACGGAAGAAATAACAGTTTTTATCAATACATCATTGATCGAAATAATGGATCAGCTACTAATAACTCCATTAACCAATCATACGCGACATTGATTTACGGCAAAGGATTATCTACAGACAGCGGATCATTCGGTGCTGAAACATTCGGTAAATTACAAACTATATTAAGACCTCGTGAGTTAAGAAAGATCGTAACAGACTTTCAGATATTTGGAGAGTTTTCTTTTCAAGTTGTTGAATCAAAAGGTGGTGAGCTACATTCTATAATTCATTTACCTAAGCAAATGGTTGTGCCTTCTATTGTTAACGAAGATGACTTAATTGAATTATATTGGGTTTCAAAAGATTGGGCAAATAAAGGAAAAAAAGAAAACAAGCCTACAGCGTTACCTTCTTTCGGTAATGGTAGTGGTAATTCTATTTATGTAGGAAAACCTTACAGAGTAGGAGAAGAATATTTTGGTAGTCCAGATTATAGTGCCGGGCTTCAGTATTGTGAGGCTGAGGAAGAAATAAGTAATATGACTATTAGCTCTATAAAGAATGGGTTATCAGCAGGTTACATAATAAATATTCCTGATGGGATCAATTACACTCCAGAAGAAAAAGAAGAATTCGAACGTCAAGTTAAAAAGAAATTAACATCATCTTCAAATGCATCTAATTTTATTATCGCATTCAACGGGGCGGATGTTTCAATTGAAGTAACACCATTCCCTGTAAATAGTTCAGTACATAAACAATGGGAAGTGTTAACTACAGAAGCTAAGGCACAAATTATGACATCTCACAGAGTTATCTCTCCATCTTTAGTTGGATTAGATTCAGCTACTGGGTTTAGTTCTGATGCTGATATGATCGACGAGTCTGAAAAACAATTAATTAAAAGAGTTATTGCTCCTAAACAACAATTCATTTTAGATGCTATCGAAGAAGTATTGACTAGCTACGATATGAATATCAGTTTAACGTTTAAACCATTAACGCAAGAGGAGCCGCTTAAGGAATCAAATGATGTTGAGTTAACATCTAATACTACAGAGTGCGTTAAATGCTCTCTAAGTGGCTCTAATGAGCCTTCAGACGAGTTTGCGAATGAATTGATTGCGTTAGGCGAAGATTTAAATGAAGATTTTAGTTTAATGTCCTTTAATGAGGTTGATTATGATACTGATGATGACATTTTAGATTTAGTTAATTTTACTAATACAGGTAAGGCTTTTCCAAACGCAAAAAGCGAGCAAGATAATGATAAAGTAATGGTTAGATATAGATATACTGGATCTACTCCTCAAAGAGGATTCTGCAAAGCTATGATGACTGCTAATAAATTATATCGTAAAGAAGATATATTAAGAATGGAGAAATCATCTACTAACCCTGGATTTGGAAAAGGGGAGGGCGGATCAGCTCCTTATTCTATATGGTTATGGAAAGGTGGAGGAAAAATGTCTGCTGCATTTCCTAATGGAACTTGTAAGCATAAATGGCAAAGAGAGATATACTTAAGAAAAGAAGATGCAAGTAAAGCTGTATTGTCTCCTAATATGGACTCAAGTGCTAAAACAATATCTACATCAGAAGCTAGAAGAAAAGGTCTTAAAGTGCCTACAAACAACAGTGACGTGAGTATCACACCTAACAAAAACAAATCGTAAATATGGAATTTTTATTCGTAAGTCCTACAACATTAAAAGCTAAAACTATTATAGGTGGTAATGTAGACAATGACAAAATAGTTTATATCATTAGTGATGTTCAAAACACAACTATACTTCCTTTATTAGGTCAAGAATTATATGACGTAATCTCTGCGGGTGCTGAAGCTGATAACCTAACGGGATTGTATTTAGAACTATACACTAAGTTTGTTCAGCCTATAACTAAATTTCAAACAGTTGCAAACTACGTGATGATCAGTAACTATATGGTCGATAATGGTGGTTCAGTTATTCACAATAGCGAAACATCAACACCGATGACAATGGATGAATTAAATGTTTTATCTAACACCTATGCTGGAATGTCTGACACGTACGTTAATAGGTTCGAAGACTGGATAACTATAAACTATGTTGAAGAGTACAAAACAGCTCAAGACGGTGTAGATGCTATTAAAGGAATTAATAATCGAGGTGGATGGTTCTTTGGAACGTCTAATGTAGAAGACAATAAATATAACAAACAACAATAATGGCTGAACAAATAACTTGTAAAATAACTAAAGCGGTTGGACGTCCTTGCAGTGATAGACAAGGTGGCATAGCTAAGTTGTGGCTATTTGCTTATGTAAAACATTCTAAAAGTTTAAACTTAGTTCAGGATCAAAAGGTTGTGACTTTTCCGTTTACCGATGCTTTTCAATACGAAGCACAGAATATATCATTTACAGAATCAACAGCACTTCAGAATGGTGGAGTAGAATGGACACAGAAATTAAGTTTTACAATTACTGAGTCAAGTGAGTTGTCTGAGGTGTATAAACTACCTAATCAAGACTATAGTGCGGTTATATTAGATCGTAATGGTAAATATAGGTTTATAGGAATGAGAAATGGTGGTGAGGTTACTGTTAATTCAGTAAGTGGAACATCAAGAGGAGATTTGAATGGTTATAATATTTCTATAACCGCTAAAGAAGATAATCAAGCATATTACGTGCCAACATTTGAAACGTTGTTCAATGTAATAACTCCATCAGAATTCATATCGCCATCAGCAACACGCAACTTAGTTTATTCTAACTTTACAGGTGGAGATTCTATAGATTTAGATTGGGATGCTTCAACACAAGGAACATTGCCAATAGCAGGATATTACATATATAATAATAACTCATTATTCTCAACAGTACAGTCTAACAGCGTAAGTATCACTAACTTAGACCCTGCAAGTAGCTACTCTTTTTATGTAAGAGCATTTGATACAGAAGGTAATTACAGTATTGCTTCAAATAAAATAAATGTAAGCACAGTAAGTGGTGATTATCCATTTAGAGTTGCAAGTGATGGAGGAGTTGTAGAGAGTGTAGAATGTATAGATGAAAAAATAAAGTAAATAATAATTAATAAATAAATAATAAGAAAGATGATTAAAATTTTCCAAGATTCAGTAACAAAAGAATTAGTAATAGAGAACGGTATCGAATACAGATACCCTGCATTCTCAGAGATTCAAAGACAAAAGCAAGGGGATATCCTTATAGTAAAAACTATTCAAGGTAACAACTTATTAATGCAAGCTCCTTATACAAGTCTACACAATGAAGGTGGAACAGTATACGCTTCTTTTGCGGCATTAAAAACTGCTTTAGATGGTTACTTTAACGCTGAGGTGTAATGAGTAGGCGTAGAGTGATGATGATGATATTTGGATTCTCTGATGAGACCAAAGCATTTATGACACGAGTTAAGGCAGATGGAGGAGTTATAGAATCTCCAAACTGTATCGACAAGAAATTATAATTAACACAATAAATAAGAAATAAGATATGGCAACACCAAGTTTAGCAATGGTACCATCAGGTTATAAGGATGGAACATTATATAGTGTATTACCAAACAATGCGGGAGGAGACTTTGATGTAACTCGTGGAAGTTTGGCTACGAGAGTAAATAAGAATGGATTAATTGAACCCGTAGGTACTTTAGGTGCAGATGTGGTTTTAAATGGTGACTTTGAAGAAACGGGAGCAGACCAAGTATTAAATGGTGATTTCTCACAAGAAAGTTCAGAGTTAATAGTAAATGGTGATTTCGCAACAGATAGTGATTGGGTTAAAGCTACGGGATGGACTATAAGTGGTGGTTCTGCTAATACTGATGGAGTATCGGGTAGGGATATTAAACAAAACAATATTACTGTTGTAGGGAAATCATATAAATATAGTTTTACTGTTTCAAATAGTGGGGTTGGTGTTATAGAGGGAAGGTTTAGAGATAAAACTTCGGGTATCCCTATAATTAATTTTTCAAGCGAAGGAACTTATGAAGGTTATTTTACTGCTATAGGTACTTTTGCAAGTTTTGTAAATTTAAGTGGAAACACTGCTTCTTACTCAATAGACAATGTTAGTGTTGTTGAGGTTGGTCAAAATTGGACTTTAGGCACAAGTTGGAGTATTGGAGAGGATAAGGCTAACTATGATTCATCTTTAGGAACAAGTAATATAATATCTTCAACACTTAATATAACAAATGGTAAGTCTTATAAATTAAAATTTAATGTAGTTAGTGGAATTGCAAGGTTAGCTTTTACTACGGAGGGTAGTCAAGCATTGTTTAGACCAAACGGAAATGGTATAAATAATTTTAGCGTTGGGGAATATTATTTTTATTTAGTTGCTGAAAATTCAGCGTCTGCTTTAAAAATTTTCGCTTATGATGTAGGGGGTGGGCAAGACTGCTCTATAACAAATATATCACTTGAAGAAGTAGGTCAAGAATGGACTTTAACTGATGGATGTAGTATAACTGCACAAGGAGCAAGGATTTTATCTGATGGAACATATCAAGAAATTGTACAAGTTAGTGCATTGGTAATTGGAGATACTTACGAAATAGAATATGAGATAACTGAATCAGTTAGTGGAACTATTAGTTTTAATAGTAATTTCGATAATCTTCCACTTAAAAGTACTGTTGGTGTTCATAAGTTTTATGGAGTTGCACAGAACTCCAATACTCTTACTATTAAAAGAGGTAGTTCTCCTACTGACGTTACAATAAACAACATAAAAGTCAAGAGATTAAATGGTGATGATACTCCAAGAATAGATTATACAGATGGAGGATGCCCCGTTCTATTAACTGAACCACAATCAACTAATTTGATACCTCATTCAAATGATTTTAGTGGTGCTAATTGGGTTGTACTTTCTGACATTACTATTACGCCAAACACAACTGACGTTTTAAGTCCAAGTGGATTTTATGATGCAAATAAGGTTGTTAGCACTAATTCAACAAGAGGTTTTTATTCTACCGGTTTATCAGTTACATCAGATGCTACAAGAACAATATATCTTAAAGGTAGTGTTGGTGGAGAAAGTGTAGTTTTAAGAGACGGTGGTGGTTTTGGGGGTAGTGCTACCTATATATTAACAACCGAATGGGCGAGGTATGAACTTAAAACAACTAATGACGGAAATGTTTATCAAGGCTTGTTTGTAGATGATATTTCAGTAGGAACTATATACGCTTGGGGAGCACAATTAGAAGAATTATCTTACGCTACAAGTCTAATACCAACATACGGAGCAGTTCGTACAAGGTTACAAGATACTGTAACGGGAGCGGGAACATCAAGTGATTTTAATGATTCAGAAGGTGTATTGTTTGTTGAAGCAAGGAAGTTACTTAATGGAGTGGAGTCTCAACATATTACAATATCTGATGGCTCAAATGACAATCTTGTAATGATTCAATGGAATAATACTATAAACAGAATTCAATTCTACGTTAGAGGTAGTGGTGGTACTTATGATATTGTTCAAGCAAATAGCATTCCTCAAACAGATATGAATAAAATAGCCTTATCTTGGGATTCGACAAATTATTACGGATGGGTTAATGGTGTTCAAGTAGGTACTTCAACAGTAAGTAATTCTCCTATAGGATTAAGCGAACTTGGTTTTTCTCAAAATAGCTCAGACCCTTTCTTTGGTAAAACATCACAAGTACAAGTATTTAAAACTGCTTTAACATCTGCTGAATTAATAACTTTAACAACTATATAATTATGAATAAGAAATATATATTTAATACAGAAGCTAAAGCTGAGGAGATGATACTCTCCTTAGCTACTGCTAACGAAGAT